CGTATGAACGCCAGTATTCGTTGCCTGCAGTTGCGGAGTTAATTCCACCAACTGTGTTACCGCTTTCAACCAAGTTTCCAAGACCATTCCAGTCTTTTCCGCCGTTGCCGGTTCCATCAGCAAAGAACATGCGGTTGAAACCTTCACGCAAAGACTCTTCAGCCTGCATGATTTTAGCTTCAAGCAAGTCAATGATTGCATGCTCACCGTTGTTCTTGGCTTCTTCGATACCGCTAATTGCGATGGTAGCAGCATACTGCTTCCAGTCGTATTCAGCAGCCGAGATGCCTTCTTGTGGTGTCAAGCTAAGGGTTTCGTAACCTGAGTATGACTTGACGGTGGTGTTCTCACCGTAAATCAACTGCTCAACGAGCTTTGTACCGCCGGACTCGGTGCGAATGCGACCCTTGTCCATAAGCCAGTATGTAAGTGGGCGTGCACTAAATACGTTGTCGGTCAACTTGTCACGGTAGTTAGCAAGTGTCGTTGAAAGCAGTGCATCAAAATTGGGGTTAGCCATTTGAGTTTCCTCCTAAATAAATTATGAAATACCCAACTGTGACTTAGCCACAGAAAAAGCATCTCTCAATGAAGTGATTGGTGCAGTATCAGCGGAAGACGACTGCGAGGAAGAACCACCAGCAACAATACCGCTAGACCGCTTAGCCTGAACAACCTTCTGCTCCTGCTGTGCCTTGCGAGACTGTAACTCTCGTTGCGCCTGCTCTTTGCTATAGAGACGGTCAAAAGCAATTTGCTTATAGACAGATTCAATATCTGAAGTGCCTAAAGCTAAAGCCTGTGCTACCACCTCGTTAGCATCAAAATCTTCGCCATACTTTTGCTGAAGAGAACCAAGCGTACGTTCCAACTCGTTCAACGCCTGCTGTTCCTCAAAGGAACGAAGGCGGCTTTCAAGCTGTCGGTATTGCTTTTCCATCGGGTCCGCAAACAAATCATCATCGTCATACGACTCTGCTTGTTCAAGACCATAATGGCTTTTAAGAAGTTCAATAGTAGCACCAGGGTCATTGTCCAAAGCCTGTTGGATTGCCTGCGCAAATTGAACGTTCCGGCGTTCTTCCGCTAGTTGTTGTGTCTTTCGGGTATAATCCGATTGACGTTGATAACCCGAAACCGCCTCTTTTAGAGGAACTTCCAGCTCTTCTCCATCAACAGTAATTTTGACATACTTGTCAGCAAAACTATCAATATCAATGTAATCCGGTTGTGTCTCTTCAAAGACTGCTTCTTCTGCACTTTCAACTTGTCCATCGTCATAGATGGGGTCTACAGCTTCAGATTCAAAATTTTCGGTTTCCATAATTCTCCAGAGTCCTATAATGGTTGCTCTATAGTAGTAATGATTTCGTTACATTGTATTAGGCAAACCACCAGTTTGATTCTCAATCATAGCGAGAACTTGTGGTGGAATAGAACTTGGCATCGGCATACCACCTGTAGGTGGCATACCCGACATGTCAGGTTCCATAGGCATCTCACCCATTGGTGGTGCACCCATAGGTGGACCCGCAGGTGGCTGTGCACCCTCCATACCCATTTCAGGTGGAGGTGGTGCAGCAAGGAAAGCTTCAGGTGTTTTAACACCAAAACCAAACTGCAATACATGGCGGGCCAAAGCACCCATATCAACAACGCCGGCACTAACAAACGGAGCCATAGCATCAACCATTTGCAAAGCCATTTGACGGCGGAAAGACTCATTCACAGGTTGGGTAGAACCAGCTTCAACCTCAAAGTCAAACTCACCCATAATGTAATCACGGTCAAAGTTAACCCAAATAGGCATAGCCGCAGAACCAACAACACGAGCAACATGCTCACCAGTAAGGTACTGCTGTGCAAGGCCAATAAGACGCTTGGCCGTACGTGCGATGGTGCGTTCAACTTCTGCAAGCTTGTCAGATGTGCGTGCGTTCTGTGCATCTTGCATCATTGCGGCTTCAGTAGCGGTACGGGAGATTTCCGATGCACCGCCACGCATAAACTCTGCAACACCACTGATGCGGTCAATGTCACCCATAATTTGCTGAGTTAAAGTGTACATTTCGGGTGGGTTAACAACCGCAGGCATAGCCTGAACTACAGAAGACAAAGGTTCGTCAGAGATAACGGGCACCATTACGTTGTCTTCATCGGATTCTAGTGCGTCACGACCAGGAGAGTCAAACGCTGATTCCTTGTACAGCCACTTGCGTGAGAACCGCTTGCGGTGGTTCATCATCTGTGTACGTGTAGCGTTTAATTCATATTGAAGCGGTTCAATGGCCTCCAATTCGCCCATAGGGTAAAAATGCTCGGGGATGTCGTAGTTACGCATCATCACAAAGGGGTGGCCGAATGCGTATGGCATCTTTGTTGGAGTAACTAGGAAAGATTCTCCACCGTCGCAAAAGATAGCCATTGTTTGCCGTTTAAGGTCGTAAAACTCCCAAACGTCAACATAGGCATCTCGTTCATCCCGTGACTGACGTGGACGTTCTTCATCTGCGGACCATTTGCTGTAGCGTGAAGCTACTGCATCTGTGCGGGCCTGACGGTTGTATCGTTCATCGTTGCGGACATCCAATAGTGGTCGACGAATGCGTTGGGCAATCCATTTCATGTTGTCAACCGAATCAGCGTCAGGGTCCACAAATACATCAAACGGTGACACACGCTCGACAAATGGGCGGTCTTCAAGGACGACCATTTCTGTTTCTAACGACACTCCTTGTGATGGGTCTGCCACTTCTCCGTGTTCAGAGTTGTGTACTTCTTTAACTTTTTCCTCTTCAACAAAGCGATACCCAACCTTGAGCCATGCATGGCCAATAATCAGATAGTCGTCAACTGCTCGACGTACTTCTTTTTGGCAGTCATAGAAACGCCACCAATAGTTGATAATTGCTTCTGTTACAACGGCTTTGTCGCCGTCTTCCGACTTACGTGCACCCACGGTAATCTTGGGATGGTTAACCGCCACACTGGGAGCAATAACGTTGATGGTCGAAAAAGCAGCGTTGACCAGGATTCTGTCTTCGTCTGTCAGGTCGTCAAAATGCTTGCCTCGGTAGAGGTCAATCATTCTTCGCCACAGTTTGTCGTATTTTTCCTCTTTACGCCATTTACGAGAGTGGTCAATTTTGCGTCGGTAAGACGCAAGGAAACTTTTGTTAGTCGGTCTAGCCATTAGACTTCCTCAGGAAAAGAAGCAAGATATGCTTGTGACCAGCGAACCAGCAGGTTTACTAGTGCTGCCACTCCGGATGCGGCTGCCATTTTCCATGTGGCTGTGTCAAACCAGGCTGCCGTTGCCGGAGCAGATAAAGCCCCAAAAACAAAGGTAGCCAAAGCACGTTTCGCAGCTTCAACATAATTCATGCTACACCCCTTCCGTGGTGGTGACCATCAAGATGGTCATCTAGTCTTTCATCTATTTTGTCAACTTTAACAACTAGATGTTCCAACAAGCTTCTAGATTCAGCATGTTGGCTTGTGTTTTCGTTTCGTAGTTTTTGTAAAACAACTACAATTGGCCCTGTGATTATGGCAACAAAAATTGGTACAATAAGAGCCACGATTTCCATAACGTATTACACCCAACGAGTCCCAACAGGTTCGGCATTAATACCCTTAGCGGCTGCATCCGCAACAATCTGCTGTTGCTTCTGACGAATAGTATCACCATGAAAGTTTTCCTTACCATGGGTAAAACCAATGTTAACCATTTTCAGATGACACTTAAAGCAAATAGAGCCCCGACGAGGGAGCATATCGCCAACAAATCTAGAATCACACTTTTCGCATACAAAAACAGTCATACACTATCTCAAAATCGTTACCTAACGAGCATTAAACTGCCCAATACGAAACTTTTCTTTCTTTTCGGGCTGTATTTGTGTAGCAAACCACTCAATAGAGAACTTTGGGGGAGACAAGTCAGGCAAATACTCAGGAAGCCAAACATGCTTTAACATCTGATTAGCAATTGCCAAAGCCATAACACGGTCGTCGTGAGGCGAACCGTGCATCTTGCCATTCTCCTCACGAACAAACGTTCGGAGTTCTGCAATGGTTCGTTCATCAAACAACAATAAATCAGAATCACGCAACGCCTTAGAAAGCTCGTCAACAGCTAAAGGCTTGGAGGCGGCTGTAGTACGCCACCCAAGCATTTCTGTAGCCTGAGGAGACCGCTGAGCAAGCCTACGCTGCCTGTAAATGTTCTTATACCCCGAGCGTTGCAAAGCCTTGAGGGTTGTTAAACCATGGTTGTTGCTTTCAACACCAATCAAAGCATTGTTATACCAATCACCTAAATCAAACAACACATCGGAACCAAATAGGTCCGGGTCAATATGTCCATGCCACACCGCAACAACCTGTTCGGTTGTGGCATCAATAACCTGGGCAACGCTATAGTCGCCATGCCCCAAGCCTTCAGCAACGTCAGCACCAATGCAGTAGACATGGTCCGGTTCGGGTTCCGCCCACACAGCAAGGGGACCACCATCGGTTCTGTATTCCCCATCGTACAGATGGCCACGCATCGGGTCAACAACCTCAATAGCTCTAAGGACGTCTAAGTCGAATACCGGACGACCTGAACGAATAAACGCCTCATCAGGGTCGCTGGGGTATTCCTGTGCTAACTGCCAATCAGGAAGCTGAGCCTTTTTAACCTCGTACCACGCATCGTCACGGTCGCCAGCAGACCAAGGAAAGAAAATACCCTTGAAGCTGTTAGTGCCGTTCTGTGACCCAACCCACAACCTGTGGAAAATGTTGCCCTCACCCTTGGCGGTACTAAGACAGACAATGCGACCACCAACGTCAGCAATTGGTTCGATAGAAGCCCACGCCTCCTCGCTGTTAGGCAAGAAAGCCATTTCGTCAATAAACACACGATACACCGACTCACCACGGGCAGGGTCATTGCCGCTAGGCAAAGACTCCAAAGCAGACTCGTTAGCAAACACCATTTTCAGCTGGTTGTCAGACACCAACCCAGGTCCACGCTGACGCATCCAATCAGGAAGCATCCTGTATCCGTATTTAGATTTCTGAAGCAACTTAGCCGCCTCACGTTCCGTTCGGCTAAGCATAACCTCAAAACGGTCAGGCCAAAAGAAAACCTCCCAAAAAGCAAACGCCGCAGCCAAAGTAGAAAAACCAATCTGACGTGCCTTGAGAACGATACTGTTACGGTTAGAAATCCACGCATATACAGTCTCGGCTTGGGCTTCACGCATCTCAAACAAGATACGCCCCCGTTCCGGGTGGCGAATAAACCAATAGTTAGAACAAAAATATTCAAACGCATCAGCCAAGTCAGACTCTGATGCATCATCAGGTCCACGACACAAACGCCATTCACGTTCGTGCAAAAGTTCATTTAATTCCAAAAGTCATCCTCATCAAATTTAGAAGAACGTTTAGGTGTCGCATCACAGAAAGGACAATCCTCCCAAGACTCAGGAAACTCTTCCCCGCACACCCGACATTCCTTCAGTTCCATTACACAGCCTTAAGAGACCGAGAATCTTTCTCACGAGCCGCAACAGCCGCAATCAACTCATCCAACTCCTTATCGGACAACTCAGCAGCCTTACGGTCATTCTTAACCTCAATCGTAGGCGGAGCCATACGATTCGTAGCCTGAAGATACAACTGAGCCGCCTTAGTGTCCCCGTCAATAGCCTTAGAGTACAACATGTCAAGAATCCCCTGGGTACGCTCAGGAGAGCCCTGGATGTCATCCACCCGTGACTGCCACTGCTCACGAAACGCAGGCTTCTTCTCCCACCGGCGCAACGTCTTCACGTCCACCTCAAGATGGCGGGCCATTGCCGCCTTAGTAGACGGCTGACGCTCCATAGGAGGCGTACAAAGCCATTCAAGATACTGTTGTTGAGGGGCCGTTAAAACCAATTCTTCTCTCATACTGTATAGGCGACTTTCGTCACCTGGACGCCGTAAACGGCTAGGTAAAGTGGGAATGATTCTCAGGTAACGTTTGGGGGGGACTATAGGGG